AGCAGCTAACCTCTCTAGAGGGGATTAATGTCCCTCAACCCATCCGGAAATCCGGAAAATCAGGTCACTCTTCGAGCACGACACGGCTTTCGCCGTTATCGTACTCGTCGAGTATTACCTGGGCAAACCGTGGTACGAAGATATTGATTTCTTCGTAACCTCCTGCCATTGCTGGCAGCCCACCGACCATGTCCAGTAAGCCTAGTTTTCGAAGATCCGGTTTGTTAAGACCGAAACCTCTATACCAAGGATGGACAAGACCGGCATCAGCCGCAAGGAGACTCGCGACCAACTGACCCTCGGGGAGATCGTCGCTCAGTTCGGCTTTAGACCTACTTAGAGCTCGGACCGTCCAACCCTCCCACCCTCTCTTAGAGGGCAGAAGCTTAAGCTCATCAACGGCACCAATAAAGGCACCATCTCCGAAGCCGTCGGGGAGTCGGGGTTCACGCCATTTGCTAGGCGCGAGCTTGCGAAGACTAATTAAAGCCTCCGTGTTCGACAACTCGCTCCTGCGCAACCACCTGTGAAGGTTGTTGTGAGCAAGGAACAAGCGGTCTAAAGCACGCACCGGGCGCCTGACATAAAAAGGAGTTATTTCCGCGCCGAGAAAGTAGTGTTTACCACAACTCTCTCTATACGGCCCATCATAAAACGTCTTCGTGGCATTAGGGGTGAAACCCGCTTGCCAAAGGCGACGCAATAATTCAGGGCATTTCGTACTACGGATAACAAGATCATCACCGTAGACGAGCACGGAATCATCCCTCTCCACAATATTAGGACAGCACACCTGCTGGGCGATAGCCCAAAATATGAGCGATTCAAGCTCAAAGGTGTAGCCGTTCCCCATTGAGGAGAACTTCTGGTACTGAATTAAGGTACCATCTGTAAGAACGCCAACTGGCGAGCGGACCTGCTCAAGGGCCCACCACCAATCATTAGGAAGGAGAAAACTGACTAATTCAAAGGCGACGGTGTCGCTAGCCATGGAAAGATCCACGGTCGCGAGAGAACCATCGAGACTGCCCTTTCGAGCAGCCATTTGGTTATTCCTCTGATCATTCAAATCAACTCCGACCTGCTTAAGTTTCCGACGGATAACGCGGCCAATCCCTTTCTGAATGTATACATTCATGCAGGGCTCTTTCGCTATCGTCCTGTCGGTCTTAAAATTCTTAGGAACGGTTATAACGCTGTTCCCAGGAACCACTGAAGTCAATGATTCCTCGGTCCCTCCTCGAGAGAGGACGTTGCGTTTCCACAACGAGTTCATGCGAATTGCGCACGAAGCTAGGGCAGCGCAGCCTGAGGTGCTCTCTGGTTTACCAGAGTACTTATAGGCAGCAAATCCCTCTCGACGGCACAGGCGGGTTGTCCCGCCTGGGCCGTGGTCGAAGAACTTGGCACACTCATCCCAAGAGAACGTCCCCAAGAGTTCCCATATACGCCTTCTAACCGAGACCCAAAACGGGTCAAAGCGGAAGGTTTTAGGTACGACCTGGTTGGTCTCCCGACACAAGCGTTCGGCGGCATGGAAACGTTCCCATGTCATCTTCTCCTTTTCTGGTGACGGTTTCCCGTCATCATACTTGGAAAAGACCTCCCTCAACAGGAGCGAGCCTCGCGCAGCCTCTAAACTTGAAAAGTCTAAAGGAGTTTCACGTCCAAGAACACCAACGGGAGAAATTCCCGTGATGGAGGAGAGTAGCGTAAGGAAGCGCTCATTGTTGAACCCGATACCAGCACCGATGACACGTTTACGCGTCATATAAAATACCTCGTAAGGTAGGTGTAACCATCAAGCCATAGGGCCTAAAGCCCCAGGAGAATTTTCGCTTGGCCCCAAAGGCCCGGTTGGTGAATCAAGAGGATCAAAATACTGAACCTCCAAATCCACACAATCCAGTCCTCGGGAGTCTTACGACGGCGGTCCATGACCGCTTAGTAAAACGGCTCGAGGTTTTCCACGGAAGACTTAACCGTTGCATTCGACATGAAATTAATCATGAAGGCCTCGGCGTCCTTCCGCTCTTGTAGAGTGCTGTCGGCCGCGGTGTTAATCACCACGGTGGCAGAACTGAACCTGACGACGGCATCAACTCCGTTGACCGTCGCAACCACTGGAAAGTAAAACCCAATGGTAGTCTTGTAAGCCGTCCGTTGACCGTTAGGTTCCAGAACCTCTTCAGTGATGGTCCTGTAACCAGCGGCAATAGACGGGGACCTGTCAGCCCACTTCGCCTTTGATCCATCCGTTGTAACGGGGGCAAAAGTGCGAGCGTTGGGTGTGCCAGCGCCATCATTGATGACGATTGCTGCAATTGCGGGCATGTTAATGCTCCAAAATGTAGAAAGTTGAGAAAACTTACTTACGACCAAAAGCCGTCGCTAGAAGCGATAGGCCATTAGCCATATGGGCGAGTGACCGTCCATCTTTAAAGGACGGAAAGCGGGC